TTCTATATCGCTTGGCAGGACTTGTCCATTTTCATTGTTTGGCATTACTTATACCGTCCTGTCGTTATAATATGCTTGATTCCCTCATTGAACTCTTGCTGATAGGTTTGATAAGTCCATTGCCCCCATCTCGGTTGCGTCAAAGGATTCGTCCATCTGAAAGGCTTTCCTGATCTCGAAATACCTCCATACAGATATCTCCCTTGAGGCGGTGAAGATGTGACGATCCGGCCCATTCCCCATCCTCCGGCGTTTGCCGCTTCGAGCCTTGACAGAAACTTTCCTGTCTTATACGGGACAACGGGCTTCATCTTCTCCATGAACGTCCTATCAAGCCAGATAGCCGCCAGACGAAACCTTCCTCCAAACTTTGAGAAATGCACATTCGCCTTGACATACTCACTCTTATAGGTGAAATCTTGAAAATCAGCTCCGAAAAAGGCCATATCACTTCGCCCCTATCTCAAAATGTGGAATTAGATTGAACTTCGATACGGAAGATATGGCAAACACATTGTCATAATTCTTATTCATGAAGTTGTAGAATCCATTGCGATAACTATCATCATCAATGGGTTCTTCCGATCCATAATCCCCCTCCATGATGAAATCGAAATCATCTCCGAATCCCAGAGTGAAATTACTTGACGGATCGCCTTCTCTATTCCATTGCTTGGGAAGCATATAGACCTTGCCGTTTACTACTGCACCTTCCGAACTAGGTACATACCTTATGTGGAGCTTGACATTATCCTGTGACTCTTCTCCATACGTTGAGATAATGATGGCTTTGTCCATAATCAGATGAACACCATCCAGAACAAACGGATACCATGTCGTTTTCCCATTGACGGTTCTCCGATTGAACAACGTAATAGTCTGCTTGTAGATATCATCAAAACTAGCCATCCATCAACACCCCTCTTGAGATGTTGATCGGAACGATTGCCATTCTGAGCAACTGCAAATACTGCATCCCATAAATCGTCATTCCATACTCGGCATTGACCGCAATGGCACTTGATCCTCCATTGGCAAAACTGATACTGCTTCCACCATCCGAAACGCTCGATGCAATGAAACTGTTCCCGATCTTGCCGAGAGCACCTAAAGATTCATCTCCACCATATCCGGCCATTTTCAACTTGTGGCAAATCAGCAATGCCTTTGCCCGGTCATACAGCTTTCCGAATTGCTTCTTACTCACCAACGGGCTTACAAACTCATCCCACGCTTGAATCTCTTCATCCGACATGGAACTGAATTCATCCCCCGAAATCAGTCTGACCATCTCAACGACCGTCATGGCTCATCTCCCCTTTACTCTTCGGTTTTCTTGGTAGATTTCTTCTTCGTGGTCTTCTTCGGCTTCTCTTCCTCGACAACGGGCTCCTCGACCTTCTTGGGAGCATCTTCCTTGATCTCGATCTCAATATACTTGCGAATCTCCATCGCCTTGAGGCCGGGAAGGATCATCTTCTCACCTGTGAGGTTGCCATCTTCATCGTACACATCGCAGAAAACTTCCTTATCCTTGAGGACAATTTTCTGATCCGGCAGACAATACTGACCACCGATAATTCCAACGGGCTTATTGGTTTTGTTTGTAATAGTGACCATTTTTTGACCTCCAATTCATTTTCACGAAAAAGAGGTAGGGACAGAAGTCCCTACCTCCACTTATAACTGAACCTATCAGGAAACGCCCGCCGCAATCAGAGCAGACAGCGGGTAGAAGAAGATAACGCCCGCAGTACGAGCTTCGCAAGGAATGACAGTCTCAAGGTTATGAGGCTGAACAGGATACTGCATGAAGGGCATCGGGTTCTCAATGACCATCTTATCGGCGCTGTTGGTGAACAGGAACGCAACACCAACTCCGGCTCCGGGAGAAACACCCGCGGCACCCTCAGCATACGGGTTGGTCTCAGGGGAATCGGGGTTGAGCTCAGGAGTGCTCACGATATCCTTGAGATAAGGAGCGTTGTCCAGAATGAACTTCTTCACGGTGACAGCGGTGTTGGGAAGCTGACGAGTGGAGATATCCATAAAGACATCATTGGGAACGCACAGGGTGTCAGGACGCTCAACATCCTTGGTGACACGGGAAACCTGAGCCGCCATGCCATTGATATCGGCAAGAATCTCATCGGCGGTCTTCTCAGTCCACTTGGTCTTACCAGAAGTGGCACCCGCACCGATGGTGTAGGTGGGGACATTCTGACCCGCAGACAGAACACCGAGAAGGCCAGAGGCGGTGTCGCCATTCCAAGCGATCTTGTTGTTCAGGTTATCGATCTGATAACGGGCGGACTCGGCCTTGCGAGCATCCAGATTCTTTCCCGCCATACGGGAAGCACGAATCTCCTGAGCAGAATAGCCATAGGAAGCACCCAGAGACTTGACCTGAGCAATGTTGGGCTTGCCGTTCACATCGGCACGGGGCAGATCGTCCGCATAGTTGTCGATGATCTTGGCGAAACCTTCACGGTCATAGGTGTAGTAGGTGACGGTCTCGGCACCGGGATCAGCATCGGTGCTGATCGGGAACAGATTCATAGCGGTGAACTGAGGATAAAGCTTGTCATAGGAACGACCCTTGACATAATCCAGTTCACGAGCGAAGAAAGCAGAAACCTCCTCCGCACTATCGAAACGAGCACCACCGCTCTGCATGACGGCGGCAGGAATAGCAGAATTGCGAATGGCACGATAATCGGCCTTATCGTAAGTGTTTTTCATTTACTTATCCTCCCTCAAAACGAAACTTAAGCCTGAGCCTGATTGAACAGCTCAATGATGGCGACACCATCAGCCGCACCACTCAGGAAACGACCCTTGATCGCCAGATTGTCGGTGGAGCTGTCGGTGAACTTTCCGGCATCATCGCCACTCTTGACCATGTACACGGCATCGCCATAGGCGGGATCAGCACCCTCAGCCAGAAGGCCATAAACCAGACCGTAACGCATGACACCCAGAGTGCACTTGTTACGCAGGGTCAGACCACCCTCAAGATTGAGCTCGGTGGTACGGCGATTGGTGATAATGCCCTCGAAATTGGCGGCGGTAGAATCCGCAGTGGACAGAGCAACACCCTTTCCGGCGGTGGTTCCGGTCACACAACCCATACCGAAAGCGAGAGCACCAGTAGCGGCCTCATTGATGAAAGAAACGATAAAGTGGGGGCCAAGGTCAACGATACCACCGGCGGCCCCAATAGGGGTATTGTAGCTATAAGAAGTCTGCATTTTACTTTCCTCCCATTACTTGTTTTTCTGACGCTCGATCATGCGCTGACGAGCATCCATAGCGGAGCTTCTCTCGACTCTCACAACATCGCGAGAATCCTTGTTGAACATCTGACGCTTCTGGTACTCGACACCCTTGGACTTCTTCTCCTTGATGGTCTTGCGGGCACTCTCGAAAGCACCATTGATATAAGCATCAGACTTGCCATCCAGACGCATGTCAGGACGGACTTTCTTGATAATGGCAATCTTGGCATCACGGATGTCCTTCATCTCAAGATTCTTGAGACCAACCTGACGGCCAATATTACCCATAATCATATGGTTACGAACGGAACGGCTGATAGCGGAGTCCATACGCTCCTTCTTATCATCGCAAGCGTCCTCTTCCCACTCTTCCTTGTCCTCGACAATCTCTTCCTCGTCGTCAGCATCTTCGGGGACTTCTTCCTCTTCCTCCTCAACGACTTCCTCTTCATCAAGGTCATCGTCAGCGTCTTCCTTGATCTCCTCTTCCTCTTCTTCCTCGATGAACTCTTCATCATCGTCGGCATCGCCTTTCAGCTTCTCGACATCATCAAGAGCATCTTCCTTCTCTTCCTCAACCTTCTCTTCCTCAACAACCTCTTCCTCTTCGGGTTCGGCGGCATCGAAATCCTGCTTCGCAAGCAGAGTGTCGATAATGTCATAAAGAATGTCGATGTCCTCGTCCTGATGGGCGATAACACTCATGGCACCCTCCATGTCTTCTGGATCGCCTTCCTCATCACGGCGGTCACGTCTGGCCTTCACCTCAGCAAGCTGAGCCTCAATGTCCTTCGGATTGCGCTCCTTGATTTCCTCAACAGCCTCTTCCTCGACAACATCATCGGCATCAGTCTTCTCACGCTGAGCCTTGCGCATCTTGTACTCGTCGATGGCTTTCTCAAACTCTTCCTGAGACAGAACAGAGTCACCATGACGAGTCTTGGTGATTTTCTTGCTCATCCTTTTTCCTCCTTTGAGCACGTTTTTCTGGTCACGGCTGTCCATATTCAACCGTGCCTGTTCTCCGGCTCTTGCCTCACGAACAAGAGCCAAGTGGTTAATGCGGATGTTCTTTTGAACAGCGTCATAGCGTTGACCGTTCCATTCACCGGGCGTTTCATCCAGATCAAGGTTATATCCAAGACTCAACTCTTTATATCCCGAATCTTTCATAGCATCGGTGTCATGGATAATAATCTCCGCTCTGACGTCATCGCCACTTCGCTCTCCTTCGCTCAAAATCGTTCCGATTTGATTCTCAGCGACATTGTCCTTATCAATCAATCCGGCATCATGAGTCACCACAATGGGCTTCCCACGATACGATTTCAGGCTTTCGGGAGAAAAAACATCCTCTGGAAGCCGAAGCTCCCGCCTGATAGACCCATCAGGATTTGTATATTCGAAGATTCCCGTCGAGGTAAGGATGGGCTTATCTTTCAAGAAACCTTCTGGTGTAAAATACGCTCTGGGCATCGGTACGCTGTCCAAGCGTATAACACGTCGTAACTGCATCTCTGCTTCCTCTCCTTCCAAGTAAATCTTGATTTTACTTGACAAATTAAAAAGCACCATGATCTCTCATGATGCTCATTAACAATTATAAAAGAACTCCCTCTTTTATTACGGGACTTCCAATGACATCCTCCCATTTTGACTCTCTCTTGAGACACAAGGCATAGATGTCATCCTCTCTCCCCCGAAATGCCGCAGGGCAATCCCACGATGTTATAAGGGAATTCCTACCATGTATCAACGCATATGTGAATTGATTCGGCTTATTGGCTCCATCAAAAGCATTGAACACCTTACGCAACCTATCATAATTAACTCTTCCATTTTCCTCGATAACGCCATACCCTTCATCAATCTGCCACCCATACTTCTCCATGAAGTCTCTGTTCACAACATCTTCAAAACTCTTCATTCGCTCAGATTCCTCCATAGATACTCATTATAGGCCACCTTTACCTTCTTCATGGTTCTTGGCATAAACTGTGTGAGAGTATCGACAACATCCTTTTCTCCCATGAACATCATCTGTTGAATATTTGCCGCCCATTCCTTCTCGGCATGGCCTCCGGTTCTATAATAATCTCTTTCATGACATCCATAAATGGAGAACACCTGACCAAACATGCAAGCACACAAACAATCTGTTACGGCAGAAACCTTCTTTTCCCTTTCATTTTTCTCTTCCCACAATTTACTTACCACATCTTCATACTCGGGATGCTGTTCTTTGACTTGCCTCTGCTTATCATAATACTCATTCAACAGCCTATAATACTCATCTTCCGCACCCTTATATTTCTCTCTTTCCCTCTCCAACTTCCTCTTCGGCGTTACATAGGTCTCTATATAATCATCCCTATTCGGCCTTTCGCTTTCATCGGGATATCCTATAGACTTCCTATACTCAGCGAGCTTCCCTCCATTCGGCCCGCCTTCAAGATATATATCTATCGCCTTGTCAAAAGCCTGTTGAAGATTCCACGCCGACGTTGGGCTATCCTCTGCCAAAGAGCCATCCTTCGCAGACAAGATTGATATATATCCCTCATCATCCGAGGTCTTTGCTCGAAACTCGCCGGGTGCTACCTTGTCGAAGAACTCTTGTAAATCCTTCTCTGTGTCCTTCCCAAATATCTTTACATCATCGGCAAGAATAGAAGAAAATGAATTTGACGATCCTTCATACTTCGTTCCCTCACCATGCGTAACGATACTATCCTCAAGCCCACTATGCCCGAAATCATCCATGAAATGACCATACTCATGCCAGAACACCTTCGGGTTCTGGCGATCCTCGGCCTCTAGGTACATGACACCATTGCTGTCTCTATAACAGCTTCCACTTACCGCAGTATCTTCTTGCCTCATGATGTGGGCTTTCTCACTAGTCTTCTTGAGAATAGACAATTGAGCATCCGAAGCACTATCAAGGCTTGCGCCGATCTTCTCTTTTTCGACATCGGACAATCCATTGAAGGCACTCTGCTCCATCACATGACGCTTTATGTCCTCCCTCTCACTATCCGTGTAGAACTTCAACGCTTGAACATTCTTTCTGCTCGAATGTTCCCGAATCTCCTCACGAGCCTTCTTCCTATCTGCGATATTCCTATCTAACTCTCGCTTGGAATCTTCGGCTTCCTTTCGGAACGATTCAAGATTCTCTTGGTAATTCTTCGTCTCTTCACCAAAAGCATCATCATACATCGCAAGCATGAAACTCTTATTATTGAACTCTCCACTTATATCACGATCATAGGGATTTTCATCTTTCTTTTTCTGCAACTCATCGACTTCTTTTTGAAGCCTATCTCTATCCCCTTCCTTTACCCCATGACCTTCCAATATCTTTTTGTACCTTTCAGCACTCTTGACACGGCCTTCGGCTTTCTTCAACTTCTGTGCCGCATCCGCATACTTACTCGCACACTCTTTTACCTTGCCATCCGACTCTTTATATCTTGAAAGGCTCTCTGTTATTCTTCCCCGAACCTTTTCAATTCTTGCTTTTCCTATCTCTTCCCTCGTCCGAGTACCACTCGTCATCTCCCTAATTACATGTTGATTCCCTT